CGACCAAGCTGGTGAAGCACGAGAGTGCCTGCCTCGACGAGTACATGGTTCGCGCCTTCACCCTCGACGTGCCGACCAAGACCGACCCGACCTACGGCACCAACTTCGGAGCGATGAAGTGAAGCGGCGCACGCACTGGACCATCAGCGCGCTCAAGGACTACGAGACCTGCCCGGCCCGCTACGAATGGTCCTACCTGTTCGAGCCGAAGGACTGGGCCGCCATCGGTTACAAGGTCGTACCCGCCAAGGGTTCGCCGGCGATGGAGCGCGGCACTGAAATCCACGAGACTTGCGAGAACTTCATCAACGGCACTTCGCCGGGGCTGCACGCGGAGATTGGTCCCGCGTGGGCGGCATGGGTGCGCGACCTGAAAGAAATCGGCGCGAAGGCCGAAGCGCAGTGGGAACTGGACTGCGACTGGCACCCGAGCAATCGCGCGTCCGACCTGTGGCTGCGCATGAAGGTCGACGCGCACTATCCAATCGGCAAGGACCAGATGCACGTCATCGACTACAAGACCGGCAAGCCGTGGCCCGCCAACATCGAGCAAGTCGAGGTCTACGCCCTCGGCGCGTTCGCAAAGTACGATGATGTCAACGAAGTCATCGGCAGCCTCTGGTACTTCGACTCGGACGAACCCCATGACAAGACGTTTACACGCGCCCAAGCGCCGAAGCTCGCCCGCAAGTGGGAACAACGCGCCGCCCGCCTGCTCGAAGCCACGGAGTACCCGAAGAAGCCCAACCGCTTCTGCAACTGGTGCCCGTACTCGCACAAGAAAGGCGGCCCCTGCGGCTACCCCACTTGAATCCTCGCTGGAAGGCGCTGCGCGGGCCGTGGCGAAGCGCGAGGGTTGCCTGCTGATCAAGATGCACCACGGGCTCGTCGGCTTCCCTGATCGGCTCCTGCTGCGTCCTGACGGCACAGTGGCGTTCATTGAATTCAAGTCGTGGAAGGGGCGTGCCAGCCCGATCCAGAAGTACTGGCTGGGGCTGCTGAATTGGATGGGCTTCAAGGCCGTGATAGTCCGCACGGCGGACCAGTTTGCTGCATTGTTGACAACGACAACTAAGTCGGTATAGTGAGGGCTCACTCAGGAGAGCCGCCATGACCCCTTGGACCCCCCACGACTACCAGCTTCGCGCCCTGACCAGCATGGTCAGTCTGCCCGGCTTCGGCATGTTCGCCGAGCCCGGACTCGGCAAGACCGCCACCACGCTCGCCGCGTTTAGCGTGCTGAAAGATCACGGCGCAGCCAAGGGGCTGCTCGTGGTCGCCCCGCTGCGCCCCTGCTACAAGGTGTGGCCGTCAGAAATCGCCAAGTGGAGCGACTTCGCTGGGCTCTCGTGGACCATCCTGCACGGCCCGCAGAAGGAGACCCGCCTCAAGGCCGTCAACCGCGTGGACGTGTACATCATCAACTACGAAGGGCTGGCGTGGCTGGAAAAGCATCTGGGCAAGATGAAGGACTGGCCCTTCGACGTGCTGTGCCTCGACGAATCGACGAAGGTGAAAAACACCCAGACGGTGCGCTTTAAGACCATGAAGCGGCTGCGCGATCGCTTCTCCCGCGTCTGGGCGCTGACCGGCACCCCGGCCCCGAACGGTATCGAGAACCTTTTCGGCCAGATATTCATGCTCGACGGCGGCAAGCGGCTGGGCCGGTTCGTCACGCACTTCCGCCGCGAGTACTTCACCGAGGAACGCCAGTACGGCGGTTACAGCCTCTGGTTCCCGCGCCGCGACACGCAGGAGCGCGTGCAGGCCAAGATCGCCGACATCACCCTCGCGCTGCGCAGTGAGGATTACCTCACCATGCCGCGCAGGATCGAGAACCGCATCGAGGTCGACCTGCCCGCCAGCACCATGAAGGTCTACAAGGGCATCGCGGACGAATTCTTTGCCGAGCTTCGCTCTGGCGTCGTGACCGCAGCCAACGCTGCCGCGAAGTCCATGAAGCTGCGCCAAGTGACCGGCGGCGGCGTGTACGGCACCGAGGGCGCGAGCGAACTCGACACCGTGAAGGCCGATGCGCTCGCCGATCTGATCGAGGAACAGGAAGGCCAGCCGCTACTGGTAGCGGTGCAGTTTCAGCACGAAGTCGACCGCATCCGCAAAGTGCTGGGCATCAACGTGCCCTACCTCGGCGGCGGTATCAGCATCGGCAAGTCGAACCAGATCGTCGACGACTGGAACGCAGGCAAGATCCCCGTGCTGCTGGCCCATCCTACTTCCGTCGCGCACGGCTTGAACCTGCAAGCAGGCGGCAACGCAGTGTGCTGGTACAACCCGACGTGGAACCTCGAAGAATTCGACCAATTCAATGCGCGCGTATGGCGGCAGGGTCAGACGAAGCCCGTGACCTTCCATTACATCGTTGCAGTTGATACTATTGACGACAACGTGCTGACCGCGCTCCGCGCCAAGGATCGCACGCAGAAGTCCCTGATGTCCGCCCTGAAAGGAGAATGACCCCATGAAAAAGACCCCCGACAAGCCGACCCTGATGTACGCCCCCAACGGCAAGAAAAAGCACCCGCTCGTGGTGCTGGCCGAATCTATTTCGACCGCCGAAATCGGCAAGATGCTGGGGCACAGGAATCATTCGACGGCGAGCATCTACGTCGCCCGCGCCCGCAAGTCGCCGACTACCCGCATCCCCGCTGAGTGGGTGCTGCCGCTGGCCCGGTTTATGGACGTAACACCGGCCAGCCTGCGCCCGGACCTATACCTGCCCAAATGGACCGTTGACAACGGCAACTGAACCTGAGAGGATGCACTACCCCCGGCGTCTTGCCGGGGCACTCAGGAGACTCAAGATGAACTGGAAACAAACCGCCGCCGCCGCCATCGTCGCGCACGCCGCCCCGGCTGCCGCCCCGAACTCTGACGCGGCGCTGGCAGCTGCGCTCGAAGCTGCGCTGGTCGCTGGCTGGGTGTCCTACGCTGACGCGGGCTTCGCCCGTAGCCTGCTCTCTGGCTTCCGGCAGTACGGCTCATTTACCGATAAACAGCGCCCGCACGTCGAGCGCCTGTCTGCCGGGCAGGCCGAGCCGTCCCCCGTGGAAGGCCCGGACGCGGCGCTGGCTGCGTCGCTGGAAGCTGCCCTTGCCGCCGGCAACATCAGCTGGAAGGACCTCGCCTTCGCCAGCAGCCTTCAAGCTGGCTTCAAGCGTTACGGCAGCTTCACCGACCGCCAGCGCCCCCACGTCGAGCGCCTGCTGGCAGCCTGTGCCGTAGAGGCCCCCGCCCCGATCGCCCAGCCAGCGGCTCCTGCTGCGGTCCTGTGCCCGAACCTCTGCGCCCTGATCCACCTGAACGGCTTCGCCCGCTTCACGGTCGGCAAGCTACAACTGTCGCTTAAAAACGACGGCAGCGTGATCTGGGTCAAGTGGGACGGGCGCATCGCCGGGTCAATTGACCCGAATTCGACCGCCTACCGCGCCAGCCGCCGCTACCTCGCCGACTATGCCCTCGCCCAGTGCCTCGCGGCGCTGCTCAAGGTCGAAGCCGACCCGCGCGCTGCCGCTGCTGCTGACGGTATCCTCACCGGGCGCTGCTCGTGCTGCTCGCGCCCCCTCACGGACCCCGTGAGCATCAAACTCGGCATTGGCCCGATCTGCATTCTCAAGTTCTAACCCGGCGCACGCAGCGGCCCTGCGTGCAACTTCTCAGGAGACTCGACCATGTTCAATCGCAAGCAAATCATCCTGCTGGTTCTCGTCGCCATCGCACTCGACGTGCTGCTGGTGTCGCAGGTCTGCAAGGCTGAGGACACCACCGACGACTACTACCAGCAGCACGGCATGAACCCGCCGCACGGCAGCGCGCCGTCGCTGGGTCGCCCCGACACGACCTACACCACTTACGGCAATCGCGTAATCGGATCGGACGGCACCACGGCGACGCAGTACGGCAACCGCACGGTCATCAGCGACGGGCGCGGCCCGGACGTGACCTGCACCACCTACGGCAACCGCGTGGTCTGTCAGTGATGTACTGGCTCGCCATCATCGTCGTATTCATCGGCTTCCTGATCATCGGGGCCGCCATTCTGGAAGGCGTTACGCGCCCGCGCTGGCTCACCCGAGTGAGCCGACGCGAGCGCGGTTTAAACGCAATGCGGAGGATGTTCAAATGATTCGTGCATTCGGCATTATCTTCGGCGCGTGCTTGAGCTTGATCGCTGGCCTTACCGTGCTGCTGTTCCTGTTTGCGTGGTTAGTATCGTGAGCCTCTGCACCGGGATGCTGGTCATCGTTGGCGTGATGCTGCCCTACGCGGTACTGATCGCGTGGCTGGACCCGTGACCGAGAAGCTGCCCCCGCCGTGGTTGCGAGTGCGCGATGCAGCGGAGATTGCCCGCGAGGTCGAGCAACTGCTGCAAATGCAGAACTTCGAGCGCCACGCAATCAAGTGTGGCATAAATATCCGCCCGAAATTAAAGGAGAAGCCCGATGATCGAATTCAAGCTGGACCTTAACGAGAACGAAGTCGCCTACATCGTCAACGTGGCGCTGGCGAACTGCATCATCAAGGACGCGCTGCCCATCGCAAACAAGATCATGGCGCAGGTCAATGCGCAGGCGAATCCGCCCGCGAATCCGCCCGCTGCGGGCTGATCATTCCGTCGAGTGAAGTCGGGGCGGCGGCCTGCGGGTCGTCGCCCTTTTTCATTTCGGTATCCATGTCGATACAGAGAATGATGCAGAACAGCGTGTGCTGCTTCACGTCCATCGACGTGCAACCAGTGAGCAGCAGGACCAGTGCGAGCGCCTTCATTGGAATCGGCAACTATTGGTGCGGTTGCCCGCAGCGTTGTCGGGGTTGTACCCGGACAGCGGATTTTCAGTCCGGTAGCACCATCCGCCCGACCACGCGCCGACGCTATCCATGAGCAGCGGACCCGCAGCACTGTCGGCACCGAAGGCCACGGTGCGATTTGCCGTAACCTGCGCGCGTGGCATCGACTGAAACGCGGCTGTCTCGTTGGTGAAAACATACAGCAGCGGGCTGTTCCCACTGGTACTGAAATGCAACGCCCGAAGCACGAATGCCGGGGGCGTGCCGCCAGAGTCGATTGTGCCGTTGCCGCCCGAGTAGTACGGGCTGCCCGAAGGCGCGTACAAGCACCCGGTCAAAGTGATATTGGAGCCGTTCACGTTGGTCGTGACGGTTCGCACAGCGCCACCGAATATCCATGACCAGAACGGGAAAGGGGCCGGTGCCCCGAGTAGTTGCAGCCTTGTCATTGCATTGGTCAGTGTTTCCCACCACCAATATTCGAAGGCGTTGCCGCTGTTGTCCAGACCGTACCAGTACAGCGAATCGAGCGCCGAGCGTGGACCGTCACCATCGCCGAAGTCGACAGCACCGAAGAAGCCCGTGCGTTCATGCGAGCCGCCACCGGCAACTTGCTTCCAGCACATCCAGACAGCGGGTGTCAGGATGCGGCCCGCCAGCCCGCTCGTCAGTGTCGCGTCCGACTCGTTGTCCGCATAACCGAAGGCGTGCGCCGACGTGCTGGGGCCGACCGTGGGATCGAAGGTGCCCGTGAACTGGAACTGCCGCTCAGTCCCGGCCACTGTGACGTTTGCAGGCGCAGGCGGGGTCGCCAGCGGGCCGGTCATCGGATGCGTAGAAGCCGTGGCCGATGCCGTGCTGCGCACACCACTTGGGGAATACTGCCCCGCCCCGGTCGCCGTCAGGATGCCCGGCGCGATGATGTCGACGTAGGGAATGACAGGCTCGAAGAATTTCTTGCGGCTGCCGAAGGAATCGTAGAAGTAGCCTTCCGTGACGCGCTTGCGAGCGCCCGCATTGTCGTAGAAGTAGGCTTCCTTGGTGAGCCGCAGCGCACCCGTGTCGTCGTAGAACGCCCACAGCTTGCTCATTCGTACACCAGCACGATGTCGCCGGGGTTGCCAGTCGCCGCAGGCGTGACCGTGGCAAGCGTGATATTGCCACGCGGCAGGTTAGTGGCATTCCAGTGCCACAGGCCGCCACGGGTATCGACTACGATTTCATCCGCCGTGCCCAGATCAAGCGACTTGCTGACCGTGTTGGCGGCATTGTTGAGCGTGAGAGCGAGGCCGCCAAGAATGGTCAGGTTGCGGTAGGAGCTATTACCCGCGTTCGCTGCGCGGAAGCACAGGTTGACCCCTGCCATCAGGTCGATAGAGCCGCTAACCGACGACGCCTTGAGGGTGGCTCCTATCGGCGTCATCGCCAGCGCCACGTTGACGGCGTTGGTCGAATCGAACAGCGTGAGGCTCAGGCCGCCGGGGATCGTCACTCCGGTAGACGTGTAGGAGAAGATTTCCGTGCCGACGCGGCGGAAGCTGAACTTGACGACACCGCTGCTGAAAACCCAGTCGAGCCCCAACGTGCTATCCGTCTGGTTGGAGAACAGACAGGCGCGCGGGTTGGCCGTGCCGCCCGACATGCTGACACCAATTTCCGCGCGCCCCGCGTTGCCGCCGCCGACGCCCGCCGCGTAGGCCGACGCAGCGACCACCTGATAGGTGTTCACGCCGAGGCTCGCCAGCGTCGAGTAGATGCGCGTCGGCGGCAGGTCGGTCGCGTTGCCGAGTGCAAGGGACGTGATGGTAACGCCAGAGCGGGCTGCTGCGAGGTAGTTGCGCGCCACCGACTGCGCGTCGTTCACAGTGCGGAAATTGATGCCGACACCGCTAACTAGGATGTCCCAAATCTGGTTGTCCACCGCCGCTGCGCTGTTTACCTGCGTGATCTTCGGCGACGCGTAATTGAGTACTAGCGCGCCGGTCATCGTGTCGCCAGCTTTCAGGACGTACAGTCCCGCGCCGCCGAGATTGGCCCACGAAGCGTTCTGCCGACCGTAGATGTTGCCGTCGATAGGAGCTTCCGGCACGCCCACCACGCCCGACAGCGGGAACCAGCCCTTGATGCCGCCCGCGTCGGTGCCGTAGTACCAACTGGAACCGGGAGCCGCCACGTCACCATCAAGTGAAAGCGTGCGGCTCGCGCTCAGGTCGCCGCCACCGAAAAGCGAGTCCGCCGTATCAATGACGATGTTCTGCAACGCGAACGGGATGCCCGCCTGCGTCACGACACCGAAAAACGTGTGCAGCGGATTGTCGGTCGAATTGCCGTAGTTGATATTGGTGACGGCTTGTCCGACGCCTCGCTGGAATTCAAGAAGGTTGCGCCCTGCGCTGGCATCGTCCACAGAAGCGATGACTAGATTCTTTTGGCTGCGATCATACTCAAATTTCCAGCCCTTCTCATTCAGGACCGCGTTGTAGTCCCAGAAGTAGATTGCGGCTCCATCCCCTAGTACGGAACCGAGTGGTACGGACATTTCCAAGTAGTGATCGCACTGCGCACCATTCGCAAAACGCGCGTAGTCGTCGAAGATGGGCGAGAATTCCGACGCAGTTGGAGCGAACGTCCATACGCCCGTAATGCTCTCGTTGGCAGCCTTGATCGCGTAGGGCGTGAGCAGCGGCGCGAGCGTCAGCGAGGTCAGGACGTTGGCCCAGTTGGTGCCGTCCCACAGCTGCGAACCGACCGCGTTCCAGCGCATACGATCCGAGCCCGCGACCGACACGCGCATGTCGGCGGCTGCGGCGCGGTAGAAGCCGGTGTTGCTCTCGTTGGTCCAGCTTACCCCCGGCGTGATCACGTTGCCGTCAGCATTCTTGAACGGCACCAACATGCCGCCCTGTCCGCTGCGGCTGAGCGAGTCGGTCAATGCCGAGGCGATGTCCGCCATCGTGGGGTTGCCCCACGCCGTCGTGATGTAGGTCCCGCCAATGACGGGATTGCCTGACGGCAGCGTGTAGGTTCCATTCGTGCTGCGTGGCATTGCTTACTCCTGCTGATCTTCCGAAAGTCTCCCGGTCTGCGCCACAATGGCGCGCGGGATAGTGTGCGACCTGAGCGGAGTTCGCCCGCCAACTGCACGCTTACTGCGCAGTGCTTCGGCCTGTAGTGCCATGCGCGACTTGATGCTGGGCACGTCAAAGAAGCCTGCAGTCAGTCCGAGCGCGGTGCCCACTCCCGGCCCGCCGATAGCATCGCCTACCATCGCGCCTGCCGTCGATTTAATCGGCACGCCGATGCCCATGAAGTCACGATTACCGACGCGCGCTGCGGCGCGCTCGATTTCGGGCAGTGCGCGCTCCGTCGCGCCGTACTGGCGATTTACTTCCGCGATGGCAGGCACCTGCTTTTCAATCTCGCCGCGTGCGTCACGGGCCATTGACTTGTAGGCTTCCTCCGTACCAACGCGAGCTTTCTGCTGGCGGCGGTCAAAATTGATTTGCTTGTAAGCATCAGTCTTGAGCTTCTGCAGATCCTCTATCGTCAGTCGTGCAGGGCCGAACTGGTTCATGTTCTCCCTGAAAGCACGCTCAACCCGGTTGATGGCTGCCACGTCCTTCGCAGCCGTAACCCTCGGACCACCCATGCGCTGCCGCACTTCATCAAGCCCCTGCAAAACCGACTCGACCGAAACCGAACCGCCCGAAGTTCCTGCCTGCGTGATCAGGTCGTCGATTTTATCCCCGAGGTCTACTTGAACCCCCCTCAGGCGCTCCACGCCTCGCGCTGTAGGGGTAATGCCGTATTGCAGTGCTGTCTCCACCACCCCGGCGCGATCTTTCGGCTTGAGCGTCGTGCGGAGCTTCAAAGCACTGCCCATAGCCTTCCGGGGAAGCGATTTTGGAATCGCCTGCCCGACAGCCCGCTGGGCGGCCACTACGGGGTCCAGATTGCGCCCCACAGTCCGCAGGGCCGCCCCGGTGCCCCTCAGACCGGCCCGCGCGGCCACGGAGCCGCCGCCAGTGGCGAGGCCAGCCACGTCGGCTGCCAACCCTACCGGGTCGGCCTGCAACGTCCTACGGAGCCTCTGCGTGCCTCCGTAGCGTTCTTTGAGCCCCTGCCCCACGGCACGGGCATACGGTTCATTGCCTTGCTCGCCGGGGACGGCAAGCTGAACCGCCCCGGAGCCTGCCCTCCACAACCCCTTGGCAGTCTGTTTCGGGCTATGGATAGGCGCGGTCACGTCTTTGGCGAACTGCAGCGCACTGCCGGGGATGTTGCGGACCATCTGCCCGACGTTGAATGGTTCGCGGTTCAACTCCGCGAGCAAAGCCGGGTCGGTCACGCGCCGACCGCGAGCATCTGCGACGGGAGCGGTCGGCGCGTTCAACTCAGCGAGCAAGGTCGGATCAGTGACTTTAGTGCCCATCGGTCACTCCAAAAACCACTCGTCGCCGCGCTTGACGTATGACTTGCCGCCGACAGTCCGACGTGGTTCAGGGGTCGGTGCAGCAGGCGGTGCAGCAGGCGGTGCAGCAGGCGGTGCAGCAGGCGGCTGCATATACAGCGGATTCGTAATGATGGCATTCGGATCAAGGCCGCGCTGCCCTGCCTTTTGCGAGTAACCCTCGGCAATCTTTCTGATTTTTTTCTGCGCTGCGCGGTCATAGGTCTGCGCCAGCCCTATGATCTGCTTGACCGCATCCTCATTCAATCGCTCGCCCTTGGCGATGCGATCATACAGGTTGTTTACACGAGCAATAGAACCGCCAATATCCTCGCCGCGTGCAAACTCAGCTTCCCGCACCACGCTAGTCGGATCAAGGAACTTCTGGAACAGCACCAAGATTGACTGCTGTTCTGCCGAATTAGGCTCGCGCCCGAGCATCGTCGGCCCCAACTGCATGATGTTGCCCACTGCGTCGATAGTACCGCGAAGGTCGGCAGTCTCGGCGAGAAACTGCTTCTGCCCCTGATCTTCCAACCTATAGTTAGTGTTTCGAGTGCGATCCTCTGCCGCATCCGCACGCGCAGCACCGAGGTCCGCGCGATTGCCCTGCAGCGCATCGTAATTCATGCGCTTCCATTCCTCGTTAGCGGCGCGCTCGCTGGCACGCGCAGCCGCTTCCTTCGACGCCTGCTGCTTGGCAAGCGCGGAGCGCAGCGAGCCCTGCGACTGTTCCTGCAACGCAGCCCCGGCCTGCTGCGTGGGCTGCACGCCCATCAGCTGTCCGAGCGTGCCGATGTTGAACTGGCGACGCAGTGCCGCTGCCGTCGCCTGACGCGCCTGCGGGGAAGCGAAGTCCTCGTCGGGATTCAGCAGGGCTTCGAGGTCGAGGCCGGCCATGTCAGTAAACCTCTGGAATTTTCAGCTTGACCGGATTGCCCGCAGAAGGCGGCGCGAGCGAGGCAGGCACCGTGACCTTGGGCTTGGCCGCACCGAACGCGCCGATGCCGTACTTCTCGACGTTACGGCCAATCTTCTTCTGCAAGCGCCCGGCGCGGTCATCCTTGCGCTTTGCCGCGTACTTCATACCAATATCGCCCAGCACTTCGAGCGGATTGGCAGCCGTGTAAACGCGCCCGCTGGAACGCCCTTCGGGGCCGGGAGCCGCGCGGAGTGCCTGCGCCTGCGCCTGCTGGTCGGTCATTTCCAGCTGGTCGCCGTAAGTGCCGAGCATCGCGCTCAATTCGTCGGGCGAGTAAGGCATGCCGGTCAGCGGGTCGATGCCATCCTCGGGGGAGACATAGCCGGGCTCGCCGGGGTAGGGGAGGCGTTCGCCGTTGGGTCCGATTGGCATGTTAGTGCACCTTGCTGTAATCGACGAAGTAAATGCCGCCAACCATCACTGCGGCGTGCGGCACTTCATCCGCCATCACGCCGATGACCAGCGGCCCGCCCCAGAAATAGCGGAACGAATAGAGCGGCGTCCCGCCTGCCGTCATACCGATGCGCTCGATGTCGGTCTTGAGCCTGCGATCCGACGCCATCATACCCGCACCTGCGATCGAGCCAATGCCCGACATCATGCCCTGCGTAGCCTGCTGCCGCGCGTTGTAGGCGTCGAGGTTCGCCTGCCCCGTCAGTTGCGCAGCCTGCAACGCCTGATTGCCCTCGGAGCGCGCCGCTGTGTTGTACGACGGCATGGAGGGCATGTTGACCTGCTGCCCGGAGAGCAGTGCATTCATTTCGTTCAGCGACTGGCCGCGCGCCTGCTGCGCTTCGGCGATCTGCTGCTGGCGCAACTGGTTCTGGTACTGGCTGGACTGCATCAGGTTCTGGAAGTCCTGCTGCCCCGCCTGCTGCTGCTGTCCGAAGTCCTGCTGCTGCGCCTGATTGCCGAACTGTCCCTGCGTGCCACGCTCGCCGAACATCTGCGCCCGCGTTGATGCGTCCATGCCGAGCATGCGCTGCGCCTCGGCACCGCTGCCGATGGTCGCCTGATACTGAGCCTGCCGCTGCGCGTCGCCCTGCGTCTGCCGCTGGCGCTCCATTTCATCGTTGTACGCCGAATCGCCTTCCTTGAGCCCCATGTTGTAAAGCTGCGTGCGCAGGCGATCGGTGTCCTTCGCCTGCTGCGGCAGCGCCCGGTCGGCCCACTGCCCGTAGATCGCATCGTTGGCTTGCTGGTTATAGCGCTGCGACGGATCGAGGTTGGTCAGCCCCTCGGTCGACAGCCCGCCCTGAATGTCGCCGCGCTGCGATGGGTCAGGCGCGTTGACGGCACCGCCGCCTTGCTGGAACTGGTTCCAGTCCATGCCCGCGCCAAATTCCTGATTCATTCGCCCGGTGAGCGAGTTGGCGAGGTTGGACCGCTCCAACGTCGTATCCATCTGCGCGCGGTTCGCCGCGTCGAGTGTCGGATCGAGGTTGGTAGTCTGCGCCCAGCGATTGATGTACTGGTTGGTCGCAGGGTCCCATACCTGCTGGTTCTGCCACGTCTGATTGCCCCAAGGCGTGAACTGGTCGGCGCGGTTCGCCCACGTCTGCTGCTCCGTCACTTCCTTGGACGACTGCGCCTGCGCTTCGGCGGCCCCGGTGTAGTCCGGTGCCTTGGGAGTCGATTTGCTCATGTTCCGTAACCTCCAACCAGCTTACTGCCCCCGCCCGTGGGGTTGCGCAGCGCGTCCGCCCGAGCCGCCTGCGGATTGTACGGCGCAGGGGAGGGCAACTGCGGCGGCTTCACCCAAGGCGCAGCAGGCGGCGTGCCCGTGCCCGGTGTCGTTGCAGGCGGCGTGCCCGTGCCCGTGCCCGGCTGCTGGCCCCAGTTGACCGGGCCCTGCCCCGGAATGACGGTCGGCGCGCCAGCGGACGGCGTACCCCACTGCCAACCAGTCGCTTGAAGGTCTTTGATCTGATTTTTCAATCCCTTCGCAGCGCCCTTCAAGTCCTTTAGCTCAGGCGGCACGTTGCCAGTGCGCAGGTAACTCGTGAAGGCAGCTTCGAGCCCCGGCTGATACTTGGCGTAGTTGGACACGTCGACGGTTCCAGTCGCCGGGTCGATGCTGCCCTTGATCTTCTTCGGGTCGCTGCGTACGAACAGCCCCGCAGGATCGAACGCTGCGCCGATGCCCCGGTTCTTGAAGTCGCCGATGGGATTGATCGCGTGCCCGATACCGCTCTTGATTTCCCTGCCGAGGTTGCCAACTTGGAATCCCCGCTCAATCGGGATACCGCCATTCGGCCCCGGAGGAGCGAACTGCCCCGGCCCGGTCGGGTTCACGCCACCGGCAGCGGGAGGAGGCGTCATCCCCTGCTGCCAAGTCATGCGCCCCTGCGCTGACGGCGGCTGCATGGGTGCCGTGGAATTGACCGCGCCTGCGGGCGGCGTGTAGTTAGGCGGCGAGGGACTGTTGCGCATTGATCAGGTACTCCGAAATGATGATGTCCACGCCCACGTCCCAGCCGTCTTTGATGCGCGCGACCTGTTGCCAGCCCAGCTTGTCGAACATGGTGCGCAGCGCGCGCACGTTGTTCGACGGCGTGGTGCCGATGATCTTCCTCTTGCCGTGCTGCGCGAGGTAGTGCAGCGACTCGTGCCACAGCGGAATCAGGCAGCGCGGGTATTTGATCCACCAGTGCATTGTCACCGCGCTGGGTGTCCAGCCGTCGAAGCCGACCGCACCCATGATGACGTTGTGCGTGCCGTCCCAGCACCACGCGACGATGCCCCCGAACTGAGGACCGGGGTAATAGGAAGTTGCCTTGCTGAAATCCTCGTAATCAGCGGGCATCATCGCGCGGAATTTGATGGCGGGCTTCACAGGTAGCCTCCGCTGTCCATCATCAAGTCGGTGCCCAAGTAGATCGTGCCGCCTGCGGACAGGCCACGCATGGCGATGGCGACGTGCTGGCCGATACCGAAGGCACCGATGGGCGGCTGCGTGGTAATGGTGTCGCCCGCCCACGTCGACGTGTCCCAGATCCCGGTGTTCCAGCGACCGAAACTCAGCGTCGGCAATTCGATCGGCGACTGCAACTGTGACAGGTTGAAGTCGTAACGCGGCGCGATGTTGAAGGTCGGCGGCTCGCTGCCGATGAAGCGCGGGCGCATGAACTGCACCCGCTTATTGATGCCGGGATTGTCGAAGGTCTGGAAGCCGGTCAGCATTTCCCACTGCACCGTGATCGCCGTTGCGCCGCTATCTTCCAGCAGCACGTTGTCGGCGAATCCGTCGTAGACGAAGATGCGATTGGTGTCCGAGCCGAACATGAACTTGTGCTGGTAGACCTCGCAGCACTTCATCGGCACGTCGACGAACTGGCACCACGCCTTAGTGACGGTGCTGTAAACGAACTGAATCCACGCCTTGCTTTCCAGCTTCGGCGTCAGGACGAAAATAAGCTGATCGCGCGGCGACATCTTGATCTGCCAGCCGAAGCCGGTGTTGCCCGCTTCGATAATGTTATTGACGCGCGGATTGATCTTGTACGACAGCTGCGCGGTCTCGTCCTGCGCGGGAGCCCCGGCGATCAGCTTGGACGCCTGTATCACGCCATAGCTCGACAACGCCAGCAGGTCGCCGCCGAAGTCATCGGCCTGTCGTCGACCGTCCATCGGCTTGCCGATGAACCACGAGCCTACCTGCCGGAACTCGCCTGCCGTCGCCGGATCCTCGCCCTTATAGATCAGGAAGTCGCCGCCGCTGGAAATGACCGCGAGGTAATCGTCCACGCCCTCGCCGCCGTCGAGAGTCCAATTCCAGAGCGACTTGAGGAAACCGCCGTACTTGAATTTGTTGCCGAACTGGAATTCGGTTGCGCTGCCGGTGATCTGCCCGACTGGCAGATACCACGCGCTGCCCGTGGACTGCTGCACGAACCACACGCGGTTTTTCCACACCGTCACGAAATCGAGCAACGCCTCGGCAGGCGTCGGCCCGGTGATAACGCCAACCGCCCAAATGTCCGTGGATCCGGTGTAGATGTAATACCCGTTCTCGTTGTCGCAGGCGAGGATGAAGTTCCCCGCGATGGTGACGTAGGCGTGCCACGACATCCATCCGGCGCGCGTGGACTTGACCGGCCAATCCAGCACCTTGATCGGCGCTGCGCCCTCCGTGGTGATGTCGTAGATACCATCGCCATTGGCTGCGAACAGCTTGTCGATCGGAGCGTCGGTGTTGGCAGCCTGAAACGGGATGATGGTCTTGATGCCATCGCCCACCGGAATCGGCTCGCACCATTCACGGTAGCCCTTGCGGATATGGACGCCGTACTCCTGCGGGATCATGTTGTACAGGAACAGCGCGTCGGTGATCGGCACGTTGCCTGCACCCGACAGCGCATTGATACCGCCCTGCGGAGCGGGCACGAAAACGCTGGTGACTTGCTGCGCCTGTCCGCGCTTGCGCCTCGCCAGAAGTTCCTGAATGCCCGGCATCAGAGTCCGTATCCAGTCTCGGGCACGTTGTCGTAACCGTTGAGCAACCGCAATGCGAAGCCGCTCCGATTGGTCATGCTCAGCACAGGCGCGGGCTTGTCGTGCCCGGTGATCGAATCGAAGGTGCTGAGAAAATCGTCCTCTGCCTTCGTGGTCTCAAAGCCCTTGGCTTGCAGGAATTGCAGCTTGAGCCCACGGATGAACAGCAGCGGGTCATACAGCACGACATTGCTGTACGCCGTGAGCGAAGCCTGCCGGGGCGCTTCCACGTCATTCGTCTGCGCGACCCAGTAGTTGCTGATGTAGCGGTAGCTCACCGGGTAGGCCGCCACGATCGGGCGCGGAAACAGTTTAAACAAGCCTTCGTTCTGCCAGAAGTAGGCGTAGATCGTCACGTCGTACAGGCGCAGCGCTTCGAGGTAGCTCCACACCTGCGAGGTCGCAGGACCCAGCAGCGGGTAGGAGCCGTTCACCCCGCCCTGCTGCCAGCCGGTCTGGTCTAGCATGTAGGCGAAGTCCACGGGCAGCGGATAGTCGCCGTCGTCACCCGGAACCGTCACGAATGCGTGCGAGCGGTTGAGGATCTGCCAAGCGTATTGGTCCAGCAGGTCCTCACCCAGTTGGTTTGCAAGTTCAACCAACTGAATGAAGGCCGGATCAGAATTGGCGAACGGGTCAGCAACTTTGTTGAGCCCGACCGACACCGCCGTGCGGTTGATCAGATCGCCCGCCACCTGATAACGCGACATGGTTTACTTCTCCAACTTGTCGAGCCGCTTGGACAACTTTTCGATGATGCGCGCCTGATCGTCAATCGCCAGCTGCTGCGTGGCGATCCTGTTATCGCGCTCAGCGAGTGCCGCATTCAGCTTGTTGAGCGCCGACTGATCGCCAATGACTTTCAGGAACTCGATCGCCTTCGCCTTCCAGCTATGCCCGTTGGGCATCTTGCCGACGTAGGTGTCGGAGAGCGTCGCCAGTTGCTCGACCGTGAACACGTTGATGTACTTCAATTCATCGGCGGTCGAGTCGGGCATCGCAGGCCACAGCGCGAGCGGCGTACCGTCGTGCGCCTTCTGCTCCTGCTTGGCCTTGAACGCCTCGTAGTGGCGCGGAAAGCGCATCCGGTCGTCGGTCGGCATGGAGCCCGTGATCTGCACTGGGCGCGCAATGACGTTGTGCCTGTCACCGGGCACCATGATCTTGATGAACTCGCGTTCGCGGAAACACTTACGGCCTTCGGCCAGCGTGCGTTCCTTGTCCTCCACGCTCTGCATGTAGAACTGCACCCCGAGTCGGTCGTCGCCGAACTGCAAGTTGCCAGCGTTTTCAGCCTGTTCCTCAATCGTCACTTCACGCATTTCATGCTCCTAGTTATGTTTGCGGGATGAAGTAGCCGTAGGAGAGCAACACCCGCGAGTTGGCTCCATTCGCTCCGATGAACTCAATGCCGAGAACTGCCGCGTAGCTATAGCCCACGCGCAGTCCGTCGATATAAGAGTTGATGGCGGCGGCAAGCGTCGCCATGTTGTTGCCCTCGAAAATCTCGACCGCGCGCCGCCACTCGTAGGGACGTTGCAGTGAGTCCACCGGGACCCGTGCGCCGTACTCTGCCAGCAGGCTCATGCCGTGCCCACCGGAGCAGCGGACAAGCGCAGCGTGCCCGCGAGGGCGCGCTGCGAAACGAAGTAGTTGTAGATGCCCGGCTGGTTGACCTTGTACCAACCGCTAACGCTGTCCCAGCCCAGCAGCAGGCGACTGGTGCCGAGGTACGGTCCGTACTGCGCCGTAAGGTTGCCGCTGATACCAGCGAACTGCACCCCACCCGTGTTCTGAATGCGAAGCTCGTCAGTGTCCACTGCCTGCACCAAGATGATCGTGCCGCCACCATACGTCGCAGGCACCAACGTGCCGACCGCAGGGGCAGCGCGGAAGCCGTCGCTCGACGACGAAATCTGATTAGGCGTAATCGTCAGGTTGGCGGCGACCACTGCGGTGCCGGGGTTGGTCGTGCCGCAGTAGCGTCCTGCCGAGTCGTAGGGCACGCCCTGATGATAGAAGGCAATCGCAGGGACGGTGCCCCCGCCGACGATTTCACCGTTGGGTCCGTAGGGCGTCGCGCCGGGTCCATAGTCGGTCGGCTGCGCTGCGCTGATGCCGACCACTGCACCCGCCGCGTTATACGGGATGCCTTGACAGAAGGACGTGATTGGCCCACTGCCTGCAACTACCTCGCCTGCCGCGTTCAACGGCAGCGAGCGGAAGTAAGATGCGATCGGGCCGACCCCTGTCTTGAGTCGGCCCGACGCATTGAGCAAGCCCTGAAAGATGCTGCTCACAGCAGCCCCTTACGACGGGACGGGAGCCGCTGCCGTTGCAGACCCGAACTGCGCTTGCGCCGTGGGGAGCGTCAGGCCCACCACTTCGCCGGTGAAGTCCGCCACCTGCGTCATGCGGTTCACGAACCCCGTGACGATGACGCCACCGTAGGCCACGTCGGCTGCCGCAATCACGAGCTTCGTGCCGAAGCCCTGATTGGTGCCACCGTCGCGCGACGATCCACCGCCCGCAGCGCACAGCTGTGAGACCGCACGCGGCGTTGAAACGCCGAGCGCGTCAGACTTGCCGCCGCCGATGTAGAGCAGCCGAGCGTCCGTCGCCGCTGCCAGCGAAGGCAGTGACGTGCCGGGGATGTACTGGCTGGAAAAGTTGCCGGTGTTGTCGAGGTCGACCGGAGTCGTGCCGGTGCCCACGATGCCGTCTACGCCACGCGGCGTATCGACATTGAGACCGAACCCGATGCCGGTGCTGAGTCCGCCGGTCGAGAGTCCACTCTCAGTCGTGTTGGCAGCGAGAGTCGGCATGCCGCCTGCACCCGAGGGGGCGACTGCGGTC